AGTAAAATAAATAGGGTAGTTTTATTTATTACTGGAGATGAAAGTGCTACATTTAAAGTTGATAAGATAAAGCATGACAATATTGAAATTTGGATTCAATATCCGCATAAAAAACATGCACAATACAATAAATTAGCCCTTGGAGTTCCACAACACTTATCTAAAAACTTACCAGAGTATCAAGATAAATCATATGATGTATTTTTTTCAGGACAAATAACTCATCAAAGAAGACAGGAACTTGCCGTAGTTATGCCTAATATACCTAACTCTTTTTACAATCCAACCGATGGATTTGCAGAAGGGTTAAAACCAAAAAATTATTACGATAAGATGAGTATATCAAAAATTGTTCCTTGTCCAAGTGGTGCCGAAGTAATAGATTCATTTAGATTCTATGAAGCAATTGAGATGCTTTGCTTGCCCATAGGAGATAAGTTAAATTCAAAAATGCAAAATACGGATTTTTTTAATTTTGTTTTTGGAGATCAAAACTTAATAAGAAGTGTTGACAACTGGCAAAATTTTTATAATTTATTGCCACATTTTTTAAATATTTATCAATCTGAAATGCATAAGATTGTTTGTTGGTGGATTAAGTATAAAAGAGATTTATCAATTGAGGTTATGAGGCAGGTAAATGCAAAAATCTGACGTAACAATTATAATTCCAACATCATATATACCTAGTCATCCTAGTATTAAAGTAATAGAAACAACAATTAAAAATACCAGATTTCATTTTCCAGATAGTGAAATTATTTTACAGATAGACGGACTAAGATTAGAGCAAGCAGAATATAAAAAAGACTATGATGAGTATAAAAATAGAGTATTGTGGAAATGTTTGCATGAATGGAAAAACGTATTGCCAATAATATTTGACGAACATAGTCATCAAAGTACCATGATGAAAAAAACTATTAATTTAGTTCAAACACCACTAATTCTTTACATTGAGGGAGATCTTCCTTTAAGAACTGACAGAGATATTGACTGGAATAAGTGTTTAGACATGTTTGAATACAATAAAGCAAATACAATAAGATTTTATTTAAGAGAAGAAATGCCACAAGAACATGTTCATATGATGTTTGGTCAAGAAGATATTTTTATAAAAACTGTTCAATGGAGTCAAAACCCACATTTAAGTTTTACTAGTTACTACAAAGATATTGTTTTGCCAAATGTTGGTGAAAGAAATTATATTGAAGATGAGTTTTATGGAAAGGCTCAGATTGACTGTGAGTATTTACCTGGTGAAGAAATTATTACAACAGAGCCATATGTTTTTAAAATTAGAAACTGGGAAGCACATAAAATGTTTATTTACTACCCAGATAATGGTCAAAATGTAAGCAGGGTTTTACATTTAGATGGAAGACAAAGCACTAGAAAATTTACCCAAGACGATGAGTTTTGGTCATACACAAGTATTGAAGATGCAAAAAAAATATTAAGCGAATCTGAATTATTTAAAAATGATGAAGACGTTTTGAGGTCAATACAATGAGATTAGGAATTATAACCAGATGTGACAACACTGGTCTTGGTAATCAAACCAGAGAATTAGTAAAAATGTTAAATCCTGATAAAATTTTACTTATTGACTCATATTCTTTTAATAACAACAAACAATACCCACAATGGTATGACGGATATAACGTAATAAAAACAACAAGGGGCATGCCTAGAACAAAAGAAATTCTTGATTTTTTAGATAATGTCGATGTTGTTATTAGTTGTGAAACATTTTACCATTTAGACTTTGTGGATATAGCAAGAAAAAGAAATATAAAAACAATATTGCAATATAACTATGAACTATTTGGAAATTTAGTTCATCCAGAGTGGCCGTTACCAGATGTATTATTATCACCAAGCAGTTGGAATATAGATGTTGTTAAAGAAAAGTTTGGATCAAAATGCAAGGTATATCATCTACCACCACCAACAGATACATCATTGTTTAATGCTGCAAGAGAAAATAACCTATCAAAAACCCATAAACGAATACTTCATATTGCTGGTAAAAAAGCAGCCAAAGATAGAAATGGAACTAATACTGTAGTAGAAATGCTTAAATATTCTAGTGCAGATTATGAACTTGTGATAGCAACACAAACCCCTCTAGACTTTATAACCAAAGATAGCCGTTTAAAAATAAACAAAGATAACGTTAGAAACAGAGAAGACCTATACAATGGCTATGATGCTATGGTTCTTCCTAGACGTTATGCTGGTCTTTGTTTACCTATGAATGAGGCTTTAATTTCTGGTCTACCCGTTTTTATGACAGACGTATCTCCTAATAATCAAATACTTCCTAAAGAGTGGTTAGTAAAATCAGATAAAATTGGAGAGTTTAAGACTAAGTCAATGGTAGATATTTATGAGGCTAACCACGAAGAATTAGCAAAATCTATTGACAACTATTTTAATAATATAAACATCTATGATAGTAAACAAAAGGCTATAGAAATTGGATTTAATAATTTTTCAGTTGAAAATTTAAAAGACAAATGGTTAAATATTATAAATGAATAAACAGAAAAGCCAGCCTATTTCTAGACTGGCTATCTGATAGAAGATTGATTACTTCTTAGCAGCAGCCTTTTTTGCTGGTGCCTTTGCAGATTTAAGAGCCTTCGCAACTTCAGCAGCATCAGGTAAAATACCAAATGCTTTGTCGTTTGGATTAATTGCTCTCAATGCGACGGGCGCAATAGCAGCAACTAGTGCTGTCCATAGATCCTTTGGATCTGTTACGCCTGCCATGTATAACGCAAGACCTGATGCAAGTACTGAGCGACCGTATGATGCTAGCATTGCCTTAGTCTTATCATTGATTAAGTTATTCATTATTCCTCCTAGGATATAATTCGTGTTAGTGTTGTAAAGCCAATCCAAAGCCCAACAATTCCTGCGACTCCCGCAAAAACTGGTGGTGCTGGTACTGGCAATTTGAATGCAGCAAACACGATACCGCACCCAAAACCTGTTAATACTGAAAGTAATATATCTCTCATGTATTTTTTATTTCTGATTCACTTGGCAAAAACTTTTTTAAATCTTTATATGCAGAAGATATTTTTTTCATACCCACGTTTAAAGGATTGCCTTCTTGTATAGAACTAAAATCATCAAAATAACTAATAGTTGGATCAACCTCTTCAACAAATTTGGTCAAGCCTTTTTGAACATCCTCAATGTATGTAAAAGCCCAGTCACGAGAGTCTGATAGAAATTTAATAAAGTTTTCTCTGTGTATGTCATTATCAGTTAACTCTTGATTTGCTTTAATAGATTCAGCATCTTGATTAAGTTTAAAGTTTTCTAAAAATAATTGAGCGGAAGTTAGACTAAGTTTTTTTAATTTATGCAATACCGCTAAATACGATATAGCAAAAGAAACAGACAACACTATAAAAAATATCAACAAACCATTTTGCATCATACTACCCCCAATAAACTCTTCTCAATATGCGTTGCCCAATAGTATAAACATTTATCACAACAAGGTCTATTATACTCGTTCTTAGTGTCCATGTAAAACTCAGCATAGTAGATAGGGTCCTTACGATATAAGTTAGCCCTGTGAGTGATATTTACACGGTTTATGTGAGAAGGCTTGTTCCAGACTGGCTTACCAGTACCCCAAATCTGCCCACAAACAGCCTCTAGAGCCTCTATATTGGCTTCGTTCTTATCTGTCCTTATACCCCTTGCCTTGGCCTCTTTAATCATGACCTTAGCATAGTTACGTAATGACCATTCAGCATTTTTCCACATCAATACCGCTGGATGATTGCGCCATGCCCCTGATGGGGACTTTCCAGACAAAACCTTAAGTATCTGATAGGCTTCTAATATCTGTTTATTTAATCTTTTATTGTCTAATATTTCTGCACACTGATCATAATCTTTATAAGGTAGGAAGGTTTGCATTACTTAATAGCCTCTCTAGTAATCATAACTATTGCTCCGTTATCCTCTAAAGCCTTCTTTACTCTTACCATATATTCTATCGCTTGTCGCTTCTCTGTGTCAAATAGACGCATAAACATAGCCTCATTAGCCTTAACTGTAATAAAGTGTTCGTTGTCTATAATATCTACCTTGAAATTTTTAGGAGATGGTATTGAATGAAAAGCCATCTTCATTTTATCTGTATACATTATTGTTCCATTGTTAAGGATTGCCAAGTAATTGACCAGTCTTGTTTGGTTTTATGATTGTTAAATTCTCTTGAAACTTCTCCGCCTTCTAAATAAACACCACCCCAAACTCCCCACTCTTTACCAGATATACCAACAGCAAAACATGTTTTGGCTACTGGACACATCTGACACATAGAGTCAACGACTCCACGGCTAGAAGGATTGTCTTCATACTTATCAAAATATATGTTAGTGTCAAGACCTAAACATATTGCATCGTCTTTCCATAAATGCTGTTTCATTTTTAATCTCGATACTTGTTTGGAATATCCCAACCATTACGACCAGGTGAATAAACTTTATGTACATACCACTTATCTTTTACTCTAATGCCTGTTGGAGATGTCTTTGCGATATCTGATTCTTTTAAATCAATAACATCCCAACCATTCCAAATTAAATTATTGTTTTTAGAAACAATTTTTTCCATTGTATTTAAACTTCTAATTAACATAAATACCCCCTAGTATTTAAATATACCAATTTCTACATTTTTTAGTTGTGCTTCTGAAACTAACTTAGATATTTTTTCATTTGGCTTACTTAAAAATGCAAAATAATTTATTTGATCTAAATTTTCTTTCATCCAAAGCGGAGCAACCTTATAAAACTTTATCTTCTTTCCTCTTGCTTTCATTCCTTTTTCTGATACATTAGAGAATTCTGAAACAAAAGAGTTTACTTTTGCGGGACCAGCAGAATAAATAATAAACTCATTATCTTCCTGATTCATATTTGACATGGCAACACCCATGGAGCGAATAAAAACTCCATAGTCATTGAACTCATTGGTTCCCTGAACTGCCACGATCATTTCTTTTCCCATCCCTTAAACTATCTAGTATAAATAGCATCTTATCTAAGTCTACCTTTGACAAACTATCTATGTCTACTGGCTTTGTAGTGCTTTTTTGTACCTCACCATTAACAGCCTCTGCAACATAAAATTTATTGTTAGATACCCAGTAAGCCTGATTACCTAGAACAATAACCTTAATCATACCTTTTTGTCTATGCTTTGTCAACTGCGTAGAGTTATCACTATTTGCTAAAGAAATTGAAAAAAAATGTTTTAACAATCTATGCACATCGCTTTGGCGAGACAAAGTCATTAAGGTTTTCTTTTTTTCAGTTTTCTTTGTTCTATTAATTATAAACCAAATAGCCCCTAATGTCAAGAATCCTATTATTAACTCTTGCATTATAGGACTACTTTATTTTTTACCTGTATTAGATTTACTGTTTGCTTGTAGTTCTACAGTGTCTTGAAGTGCAGTAATCCTATTTAACTTTATTTGCAATTGCAATAAATTAAATTCAAGATCTGCACTTTTTTGTTTATAAAAAATAACTAATTGCTTTATTTCTTCTATACTTAAATCCTCCACTTTTACCCCTTTCTGAAACTAAATGGACTTCCGTTCCAAACCTTTTCTACCTGCTTTTTTTCTCTTTCAACAATAGCACGACTCCACGCAAATCCTGCATCTCCGCCCCAAGCCTCCCACATAATTCTTCCGTTAGATGGAAACTCTGGACCATCGTAAAAACCTTTTCCTTTTTTATCTACTTCGTGACGGGAAAAGAAAGAGAACATTCTTTTAACAGTACTAAGAGACATTGCTCTACCAGCAACTATATCTGTTGCTCTACCCCAACCTACTGGAGTTCCAGCACCTGTTGCCTTACCATCTTCTTTCCATTTTAAAGCACGACGAGCAGCGGCCTTCATACCAGCGTTTGGTGTATATGTATCAGCCATTTTTTTTGCTCTTCTTTTCTTGTTTTGCAACACGTTTTTCTTTAAGAGTCATCTTTGGCTCTTTCTTTTTGTTAACATTACCCTTTTGTTCTTTATTAGCCATTACTTACCACCCTTTTTTGTTTTGTTTTATATGGACCTAAGTCTGCTTTTACGCTACCGTCTTTTCTTAAACGAACAATCTTACCGTCTTTAATTTGCATTGGGTTAAACCCGTGATTTTTAAAATAAGATCCTGAAGATTTTTTAGACATTATTTTATTAAATCCCTTGGATCAAAAATGCCACCATTCCAAATACCTTTGGTAATTTCTTTTTCTGCTTTATAAGTTCCACCACGACGTTTGTATTCTTGTACTACCCAAGAATTAGCAACTGCAGATGGATATACATCAAATTTATCTTTTGCTGCTTGCACAACTCTTGCGTATAATTTTGGATTTGACGGTGTTGAACCACCGCTACGTGGCTTAATAAATTCATCGTAGTTAGGCTTTTTTGCTTTATCTATTTCCATATTTTCTCCTTTTTTAGCAGGAACACAGTTAGGAACCATGCGCCCATCCTTTTCTTTCATTCCTTGTTGTTCATAACCAACCCAACATGCCTTTTGCATGTTATCCCATTTATCCATTTCCTCATCATCTGAGTAATAAGATTTACTAATTTCTTCATCTGACTTTCCAATTTGAGTGTTATACATTTGCATCATAGTTTCAGGATCTGCTGTTGACGGAATTCCAGATCCGTTAGAACCCATTTCAACTACAAGATCTACTGATACAGATAGTGATTCAATCCTAATAACATCAGACATACGGTGATAAGAAACATATGGTTTTTCTTCCCAAGCGCCATCTTCTTCTTCATATTCACGAACAATAACTGGCTTATCGTTTTCCATGTATTCCATAGAATACTCTGATCCTGGCAATCCAAGCAATCCTGAATTAGTCATTACGTACTCAACACGACCAACCATAATTTCATCATCTTCGCCCATGTACATAACAAAGTCGCCTTCTTTAATTTCATGCATACTTTTTCCTATGTTACCTTCGGAACGATTAATTGCATAAATTTGTGCTGCTGCTTCACTACGAGTTTTGTGACAGCCCATAACTTCATTTGTACCCTCTTTTAAAGCAGGATAGCCTGAACAACCAAATGAACCCTTAGCACCTATACGATATGGCATCTTACTATTATATCAGCCTTTGGGGTTGAGAAGTCTTATAATTTCAAATAGATTCCATCTATCTTTTTTAGACAACGCTTCAACGGCTACCTTATCAAAAGATTTTTCTGAAAGTGTAATTATTGGGTCTTTGGCAAGAAGATCTATGTTTAAAAACCCCTTTTCCCATAACTTCATTACACAGGAGTTAACCTCAGTCATATGCTCATCATAAAGATCTGGCATAATATTTTTAATTTCAGGGGTAAAAGAATATAATAACTCACCAGTTTCCTGGTCAATACCAACAGTCTCTAAACCACCTTCAAGAATAAGTTTTTCAATCATTTTATCATCTTCATTCATTGCCTATGAACTCCAATAAAGATTGTTTGGTTTGTGCTCCTATTAA